AATTTTCAGATCCACCATACAATTTTTCAGGAAGAATTTTCAGACTTGCTTGATTTTCTCCAATTAATTCTCCATCAATACAAAGTTGTACAGTATCATCCGTTACTCTACCATAACGAGTAACCAGCAATAGCAGTTCTATACCCGACAATACATCAGGTAAATTGTAAAAATTAAATCCAGTTGCACGAATATAATAAGTTTTATTCAGTATGTCGTGCTTAGGACTGCGGGAAATATGCGATAGTCGTCCAATGCTACGCACACCTCTAACATCCTGACTTTTTAATACATCAAACTCATGACTATCATCCCACGGTATATGCACCGACTCGCCACCGGGCTCGGCATATTGTATTATATTACTAGGAACAGTCCAGGCTGTGGTCATGTCTGTATTTATGTAATAATATAAACAAAAAAGGGCCCAGTAATGAGCCCTTTTAATCAATACACTTTAAATCAGTATATCAAACATTGGCAATACTAACTACCCCAGTTGATGCTGAACCAATGGTCCAACCGGCAAAACCGTTGGTAGCAAACAAGTAACTACCATTCATAGTGCGACGTGTTAGAATAGCACGGCGAGCAGTCAGCTTGGTAACCCAATATGTACTACCATTTGCATCGGTGGCAATTAAACACATTTCACCAACTGATAAACTGCCAGCATTTTTAGCAACCAAACGGCATTGACCAACTGCACCACTGTTATCTCTAGTTTTAACTAGATAACGGTGGCTGGATTCTTGTTTCATAATGTCGGCTATCACACCTGTTGACCCACTTGGTAAGTGAACATAAACTGCTAGACCCGATTGATACAGATCAGTTAGCACAGATGTTCCGGCTGCTGTTCCGCTGCTAAATGTAACAGCAGCGTCGGCTGCACTAATATAGTGGCTTCCAGCATTGGTGATCTCAACACCACTTACTCCAAAAGTAATTGTTGCGGCTGTGCCTGTGCCTGTGCTGCCCGTGAAGCTGGCTGGATTAGCTGGCATCACTGTGTAATCACCTTGAACAGCAACAGTGCCAAAGGAATAAACACCCCAGTTGGCACCGGTAAAGCTGAGAACTAGGCCGTTACCGTTGTTGTCAACTGGGCCACCTGATGTTGTGGCAGTGAAGCCACCTACACCACCTGCCATGCTTGTTGGAAAAGCACCTGCACCTGTCCATACACCTTGTTGCTCGACTGCAATTGCGGTTGCAACTCCGCCGCCAGAATTAGCAGTAACTCTAACTCTCAATGGAGTTGACAAGTAAATGTGTGTGAAAGTAACTTTATCACCAACTGTTGCATTAGTTGCATCATACAATGCACCACCGTTGGTGATGCCAGGTGTACCAAGTCCCACAATAGCGGCCACTGGGAAAGTTGCGGCTGAAGTTCTTGTACCACCTACTACTGTTAGTACATCGCCAACACGATACCCAGTACCGTTGGCAGTGGTAGCCGCCGACAATGCATTACCGTGAACGATACCTGTGGCTCGTACACCCGATGCTAAATCCGGTGTGTCGAATGTTACTGTAGGTAATCCTGATGTATATGAACCAACTGTGTTGATTGTTACACTGGCAACACCTTCGCCACCTTCGCCAGTTGCACCACCTGTGGCCTGATTTTGGTAAGGCGAGTTTAAATTCGCAAAAAATTTCTTTTTAATTGGACGTCCCATTTTATTTCTCCTTATGAAATGTAGCGTTCTATGCTCTACGCGGCGGGGACCGCATAAACCCCCTGTCGGGGTGAACACATTTATTTATAATATCAACAAAAAACGCCCCGGAGGGCGTTTTCTGTTTGTTGCTTTTGTGTTGCTTTCTGATTACTTGAAAGAAACGTTTGCGCTTGTGATCGCAACTTTTCCTAGGTAGTCAGCAGCATTTCCAAGACTTGATGCAGTATTTGTCAATTCTACATAACCATAGCGAGTTAAGAAACCAACCACTGGTTCAAAAGTAGCTGGGTCAAGAACAACACCACTGCTCATTAGCGGAATATAAGGGCAGTAGAACGCGGCAGCATCTGCCTCGCTTGTGCCTTTGTAACCAATTAGAACCTGGTCATTATCGGTTGTGTCGCTTAGATAAGCGTCAACATAGATCTTCATTGCGCCGTTTAGTGTACCAACAAACTTGGTGTTTGTAGGTGCTTCGAATGTACCTTCAGTGGTACGAGCGAAAGCACTGGTGGTAGCACTTTGTAGGATTGTTAGAGCCTGGTTAGAAATAACGGCCCAGTTACCAGAACCACGACGTGTACGTTGAGCAATCAAGTTGCTGACACGGTTGATTTGGATAGCTAGAGCAGCGTGCTCGTCACCAACGAATGTAGCTGTACCACTAACCAATGACTGGTCGTATGTTTCTTCAACAGTTGCTAGACCACGTAGGCTAGCTAGGATCTCTTGGTCGATCTCAGCTGTGATTTCTTGTGCTAGAGCAGCCATGATTTCAGCTTCGATATCGATACCCTGTTGAGCTTGTGCATCCTGAGCAGCCTCGAATGTCCAACGAGCAGATAGCTTGCGGCTCTTTGCTTCAACTGGAGTCTTGAGGATCTGGATGCTCATACGCTTACCAGGACGACCTTCTAGGTTAGCTGTTGTGTCAGCTTTAGGTGTGCTGTTGACATTGTTACCACTGTAAGCAGCAGCAATCTTGAATGGGCTTAGTGCCTCTTCACCAGCAGATACGTTGTCGCCGCTGTCAGCATAGCGAACACGTAGTGTGTGGATCTGAGCAACAGGTCCAGTCATAGGCTGTACACCAACGATTTCGTTAGCAATAACAGTAGGCATAACACGACGAATAACTGGTAGAATCACACGGTTTAGTGTAGCAATGTTACCAGCACTGGTTGCGCCAGCGGTTGCGCTTTCAGCCAAATGGCGACGTGTGTTTTCTAAGCATACGCCCATACTAGCACGACGGTTTCCTTGTAGGCCTTCAAGCAGAGCTTCTTTGGTCTCGGACCATCTTTCATTTAAAAGTTTTGACATTTCATGTCTCCTTGAATATTATTTTAGTCCCGCTAATTTGCGGATATCTAAGATATTGTCTAAGCCTACCTCGGGCTTCACTTCACGATCACCAGTGATTTCTGTGCTTTCTGTTAAAGTAGTTTTGGCTACTTTTCTCTTCTCGCCATCCATAACTGTGGGTAGGTACTTGTCATATGCGTCAGCAAGTTTCCGAGTCTGAACAGACTCAAGAAGTTGTTGCATCAGCGCTCTTTTGTCAGCACTTAGAGGTGCTAATAACTCGCCCATGACCTGTTTGCGTTCCATTAGGTCCCGAGTAACACGGATCTCGCGTTCTTTAGATTCCACAATGGTAGCCTTTTCTTCTAGGGCTTGTTGGGTTTCAGCCAGTTCGTTATCTTTCTTTTGAATAATCTTCAACAGTTTTGCTGTTTCAGATTTTTCATTCAAGTAAGACCCTGCGAACTCCTGAGCAAATGCTTCATAAATCTTACGACCAAAGCTGTTGTTACGACTGCTGTCAATATCTTCTTTCAATTGCTTGATTTCAGATGTTAGTTTGCGTGTAACTGTGGCTTCGACGACCTTGGCAGATCGCTTGATGAAGTTTTGTTTGATAGTCTCAAATTTGTCTTTGGCTTCACGAACTAACTTGACTTTAGTTTCGGCTAGGTCACGTTTGTCAATGGCAAACTCTTTGATTTCTCTGGCTAGAGCATGTACTACAAATTGCTCTAATTTAGAAAAGTTCTCGCTGACTTTCTTGCGATCGTTTTGGAACTCTACTAGTTCTTTACCAAGTTGATTGATTACAAAACCTTCTAGCATCTTGCCATCTTTAGACATCTTTTGTTTGTATGCCTTTTTAGCTTCTGCTAGACTGGTTCTGTCTTCGTGTAACTCGGCCATTTCTACGGCCAATCTGTCGCTCAACATCCGATCGATTGCCTCAACCATAACAGTCTTGTCGTGACTGTATTTTTGTGCAAATTCTTCACGAAGTTCAGCGGTGACTTGGTCGCGATTCTCTTGTAATTTTTGGGCAAAGGCGGTTTCTAACTCAGATCTTACATCTTCATTAATTAACCCACTTTCGACCAATTGTTTGAATGCGTCCATTTGCTTTTCTCCTCGGGCTTATTTTAGACCTTTAATAATTTTCAGGAGACTTTCCTTCAAATATTTCTGGGCCTTTGGATCTTCTTTCGTTTCTTGTGCGACCTTAAATGCTCGATTTCCGCCACGAGCATTCATTAAATGCTCGTAGACCGGAGTTGGATAAGCACCAGGGGCACTGGGTTGGGCAACTACATCTACCGTGATAATCTCAAAATCGGATACATGGCCGTTCATGTCGTTGACATTGCCGCTACCACGACTACTCACTCCAAGTTTTACACCGCTTTCAAGCATGGTACGAATTAAATTACCCATTGGTGTAGGAAGGACTTTCATCTTTCCATATCCATTAGGACCTTCCATCCACATGTGAGTAATCATATGGGACACACGATCCAAATTCACTTTTAAATCATCAGGATGATCAACTTCACCTAACACTGAATAACCATTTTGAATCTGATCATTCAGTGTTTTTACAGCACGTTCAATTTCATCCACCGGATAAACACGTTGATTGGCATTGCGAATACCACCTTGGATGGTAATGCCTTTTAAATAAAGGTTCTTACCTTCCTGGTCGTCACTTTCCAAAACGATACCGCTTTGGTCGAAACTCAGGTGCTCTCTTAGATATGCCAATTTCATCCTGTTTCTCTAATTATCTTGTGTTCTGAGGTAAGAATTGACGCTTGGTTGCTGGATCAATATTGGTTTGTCCAGCCTTGTCTCCTGAACCGCTGCCAACTGGACCTGGGGTCTTGTTGTTGCCAGGATATCCAGCACCCTGCTTGCTTGTAGCAGAACCGCTCTTCATACCAGCATTGGCACTGCTGGCGATGTTCTTCTCAACACCTTTAGTGAACTGACCACCACTCTTGACTAGACCGCCAACTTTACCGCGTGGTGTTGTACCGTCTTCGTCTGCTGTAGCGCTCTTACGTAGGATGTTTCCAGCATTGGCACCGCTTGTTGGCTTTGTTCTGTCTGCATTAGCATTAATTGCGCTCTTGGTATTAGTACCACTGGGCATTTTCTCGCCTGTGTTGGCACCTGCGATACCGCCTTCGGCAGCACCTTTCTTTTCAGCACCGTGACCATCGCTGACTTTTTCACGATATTCACGCAAGCGACGGCCTTCAAACATGCCCATTTCGAGTTCTTCGTCTTCGTCGCCCATTTCTTCGTCGCCAAACTCATCACCTTCTTCATCACCAAACTCGTCGTCGCCCATTTCTCCGCCCTGGGCTGCTTCTAGTTCGGCAAAGGCTGCTTCTAGTTCTTCGATGGCGTTCTTGATGTCAAACATGGCTTGTTCTTCGTCGCCTTCTGCTCCGTCCATGTCATCCATGTCGTCATCGGCGCCAATTTCTTGTCCAAGCATGCCTGTGGCATCATCATCCTCATCATCAAAGCCGTCTTCTTCGTCGGCTTCCATTGAAAAACTATCTTCTAGTTCTTCGGTACCTTCGTCCATCTCGTCGTTCATGGACTCATCCATTTCATCATCTTTCATGGACTCTTCCACTTCATCATCCTCTTCGGCGATGAGGTTCTCGTAAATTGATCTTGACTTTTCCACAACGATTTCGTGAAAAAGCTCGTTGGCCTTATCCATCTCTTCGTTGACGATATAGTCAAGTAGTTGTTGAAATTTCGTAGACATTTGCAAATTCTCCTGTAGGGTAGCGGCAAGGCTATACTATATTTAAGAACATTACAAATATGCTACAGGAAATAGGCCAAAAATGAACAATTTTGGTCCTAAAGGGGTAGAATTTAATAAATTCTGTTGTAGTTTTTATTTCAAATATTTAGTTTTAAAAAATCAAAGTTATGTTTGTAGTTTATGTTGGGGCTGCGTCAGGCGGTGGAGCAGCATACATTTTTCTCACTAACCCCAGTTCTTCCCTAACTTCTTTGTTATGAGCTTCGCTGGCTTTTCTAATGTCATTGATCATACGCAGAGTTAATCTTGTTTTACGCAGGTCGCCTTGCCGCAGCACCGTGGTATCATTTTGACTGAGATATCTGCCATCCTCATGAGGTTCGGCATGATTTTTGTCAAAATAAATGAACTCTCTCAATATCATAGTGCTAGTATTTAGTTCAGCGTGAGGGTTCAGCGGCACCAGGTGCAGGAGGTGGAGCACCTCCTGGAGCAGCACCTTCCTCGCCGCCAGCAGGTGGAGGTTCTGCTGTATTAGCGCCTAAACTGCTTAAATCACCTGCCATGGTGTTGGCAGTAACTCCGACACTGCGCATTTCAGCATTGGCACTGAGTTTGGTATCCTCGTCAATGTTTTCTTCTTTCCACATGCGTTCATTCTCTGCCACTTCTTCAGCAGTCATTCCTAAGAATCTCTTCATAGCAAATCTCTTGCTGACAAAAGGAACTGCTACCATTACATTGAATGTGTTAACGCGGGCTGTATCCATTTCTGCTTGACGATAACTGGCGAAGTTTTGCGGTGGATTGAACTTGATATCAAAAATATTAGGATCAATATTGATACCTTTTTCAACTAGATATCTTTTGAATTCAGTATCAAAGACTTCATGCATAAGGCTTTGTAAACGCTTACAATATTCATTAAACCTCAGCTCTTGAATATAGGCTGTGCCTACTCTACCGTCATTAAAGTTACTGCCACCGTCATCGCTACCAGTAGGCAAATAACTACTAGGTATCCTAAGAGCTCTGAACAACTTGTTTGTGAAGTATTTGAGATCATCAATTTCTCCTAGATTTTGTCCACCTTGAAGAATTTCTACCTTGCTACCACGCCCTTCTGCTGTCTGTGGGAAGAAGTAGTCTTCATTGATGCTGAGAGGATTATAACCGGCATCTACTACAGTTTGACTACCACCTGTGGTGCTGGGAATGCGGCGTTGATTAACTTCGTTTTTAACTCGTTCAACAAAACTCATAGCCAAATGACTGGGCATGTTGCCCACATCAATGTAAAATACACGACGTTCCGGAGCACGTTGGATACGATAGATTAAGATACTGTCTTCTAGCAGTTCTTTTTGTTTGAACACTTTGAAGATGCTTTCCATCAAGCTATTACCAAAGGGATAGTTGTTGTCTAACCCTTCGCTCATGCTGATGTGTATTACATGTTTGGCATCAATGGCATATTGATTTTGATTCTGTTGAAATCTGCTGCTGTTGGTGCTGGTAGGAAATGCTCCAACCATACCGCGTGATCCGCCAGCACCGCCCTGTCCTGTGCCATAACTGCCGCCAAATTGACTA